AGCCGCTTTTACTGAATCAACACCCAACTTAACGACATACGCCGCAAGAGCACCAGTAGCAACAGTACGAAGCACTCTTCCGAAGTTGCCGACTTTTTTATTAGCCTTTTCATTCTTATCTTCGAAATCTTTTAAGGCACGAGAGGCGTTTCCGAGCGCACCGATGAACTGACCTGTTTCGAGGTTCATCCGACCTCGGATTTGGTAATCAGCCATACATCACCTCTTCTTTTTGTTCGCCTGTTCTGCTTCCCAAGCGCGAACGTGCTCTAATGCTTCCCACTCTGCGAGTTCAATAGCAGAAATGGCTTTATGGGAAGGACCGCCGTTGAGTAATTCATCGACGGTCCTGCCCAGCCGTTCGGCTAATTCGAAGACGAACCTTCTGTAGCCGTTGCGGACGAATCTTTTCCCAATTCGTCAGAAGTCTCTTGTGTGAAACCCGATAAACGCATACCGACAGTCGCGAGAGTGTCAAGTGCGTTGGCTGATTTAGAGAGCAACGCCGCTCGGTCGGCAGGAGAGAAAATCTGTGCTCCTGTGCTTGGGTCGAACGCTGTTGAGATGACGATTTCGGGATAAACCATTTGAAGGTTCACGCCGTTCTTTTCATCCATAGCAAGGTCGAGGATTCTTGTGCGCTCTGCGCCAGTCATACCACGAACTTCTACTTCGATACCCCACTCTTTGACTTTTACAGTCTCTTTTGGAATATCGTTTGTTGCTAGAATTTGGTCTCTTAAGGACACGATGCTCTCTTTTCTGGGTCTCTAGGACTCGGTTGAATGTTTTATTTAGTTGTTATTAAATTGTTAAGGCTTAAGAGTAAGCACCCTTTGTTACTGCGCCCGTTACTTGGAACTCAGCAGAGAACGACACAATGTCGCCAACTCCACCTGATACTTCGTAAGAGGTTAGGAAGCACTCGCCTGTGTACTTAACATAGGTTGAGGTTGAACCTTCAGGACCATACTCAAAGGAAAGTGAAGACTCTCCGCCGACGACACCTGCGAGGTATCCATCTACGGTCGCGTCATACGAACCTTCAATTGAAATGGTTGCGTCTGAGAATCCAACAACATACGAACGGCTTGATGAACCGAACGAGGTTGTTTCTAGCGTCTCGACTTCGCGAGGAAACGAAACAGAGTTCAGGACGTTACTGATGTCTCTTAGCGTTCCACCTGAGTCGTCGATTTTGAATACGGAGTTTTTTCCGTGACGAAATGTTGGCATCGTTTTATCTCCTTGCGAATCCAACGGTGATGATTAGTGAGCCGGTTGACCCACCAAAGGTCGTTACGTTTGCGCGTAAGTAACGATTTACTGTTGTGCCAGCGGCGACCTCTGTTCTTTGAGAAGTCACAGTGCTGGCGGTTGTGTTTGTGAATGTAATCAAATCAGCCCAAGTAGAGTTATCTGCCGAGTGCTGGATTTTGATAGTACAAGCACCGTCACGACTATTTGTCGTAACGTGTAAGTGACCAACTCCACCGTTTGCGCTAGAAGCGGCGTTGTCCACACTTGTTTGTGCGCCCGTTGCTGTAATTGTTGTTTGGGCGGCTAAAAGAACTCCTCTATCAAGACCACCAGTTGTACCTGATGCTTGGAGTTCTGCTGTGATGGCTACTAAGTCACCAATACCACCTGTGACTTCGTAGGAAGTTTCGTTTGCGTTAAGAAGGATTGCTCGGCGTCCAACTGCCGCACCTTCAGGTCCGATAGTTGAAACAATGTTAGCGTCAGAACTGACCGCTGAGTTAAAGAAGGCATCTACTTCGTTAGCAACGCCAGTCCATAGACCTTCGAGCGCTACTGAGCCTTCTTTGATTCCTGTGATGAATGTTCTCGATGTTGAACCGAATGTTGTTGTTTCGGGAACTTCTACTTCATTTGTTGAAGATACTGAGTTAAAAAAACTTGTTAGGTCAAATCCGTTGAGCATCGCAACGGTATTTTTACCATGACGAAAAGTTGGCATTAGGCTTTCTCCTGTTCGATTTTGTCAGCGGTTTCCAAAATTACTTTTTCTTCTTCGACGCTGATGCCATCGGTTAAGTCAATTTTGGTTACAGGTTCGACCTTAGGTTCTTCTTTAGGAGTTTTCTTTCCATCGGTTGACTCAATGAGATTGCTTTCAAGGAGCCATTTAATTGCGTTGCCGGGCAAGTCTGAAACAACTTCGCCTGCTTCGACGCGTTTGTTTGGTGGATAGTCAATTCCAACCAGTGCGCGGTACTGAGTCATTACTGCCTCCTTTAGGCAAGCACGACCCCAGTTCCGCTAGGACTCAATGGTCACGACAACGGGTTGGGGTCTCTAAGGACACGTTCAAGAAGAAGCGTATCACGCTGTTTGCTCATTTAACCTCTGACGTTCGGCGCGTTCTTGTTGAACCATACTAAGAGTTAAGAAATAGCCAATTCCATCTACTGTGTTATCTAATTTCTGTCTATTGACTTCGCGAGCAATTTTGACTCCGACCATACAAAGGGCGACTTGTTCAGCACTTACAGGGATACCTAAAATCGCTTCCCAAATCTTCCCAGCGCGAGAAAAGTCGTCTAGTGGGTGCCCATAGTCGTTTTGTCTATCTCCGCTTACAAGGCGAACTGCGTGGTCGGCTATCTCTTGAGGTGTAATCATAGAATCTGTAAGTCCTTGACCTTCGTTTCGGGATACGTCAGAAATGTTAGAACTCCGGGCTGACTTTGTTCGCCTCTTATTTGTCTGAACCATTCTGAACCTCCGTCTAGTGCTGGTGCTTGAAGCCATTGAACGCTTCCCCAGTCTGCTTGTCTTAAGTGGTGGTAGTGTCCTGAAATAAGTAAATCGCAGTCACCTATTGGTTGGCGCCCTAGAGCCATACGCTCTAACCAACGCTTCATTTTTTGTTCTGCTGTTCCACTTTCTTTGGCTACATGACCATGAGTAAGACCAAGAATCCAACCACAAGTATCAACGGTGAGATTAAGATGGTCAGGAGCAATAAAAGTTTGAACATGACCGTAAGTATCTTTGTTAAACTCCAACGCATCTCGTACTTGGTCAATAACAAGAAGGTCATCATTGTCGGCAAGGGTTGTGAATGACTTTCCTTTTGTCGAACGATTTTCGCCATGATTACCTCCAACCGCACAAATCTTCACTTCGTTAAAATGAGGCGACCATTGACGAAGTGCTTCCAACAATAAAGTTCTAACTGCGTTAATCTGTGAGCGTCTATCTAAATCAACACCAAAGGTTTGTTGTTCGTAATGACCTAAACAACCTTCAACTGAATCTCCTGTCCATAGGATTTGTAGAGTTCCGATAGAGCGACCCATCTTCTTAAGTTCTTTAACTCTTAATAGAACATCAGAGATAGCATTTAAGACACGATTAGCAGTTGCTTGAGAGCCACCACCTTCAGGCTTTCCCATCTGCCAGTCGGCTAAAACGACATTGAATACACCTTCACCAACTAAAGGTTTAACTTTGCTTGGTTTATGTTTCTTTATCTCGTCTTGTAGTTGCGCGATATCAAATATGTTTTCAGGTTTGCGACGAACGACTTTGGCTTTGTATTGGCGCATTCGTTTTGTTTCGCCATTACCCATCGCCGCATCCCAAGCGTTAAAGAGAACAGGCTCAATAACAGCAAACTTAGTTGGGTCTAAATCCCATACTTCTAAAACAGCATTCCAGTCAGGGTGCTGGTCAACAAACATAGCGGCAGTAGTGACTTCACCTTCGTCACCTTTCCATTGAACACCCGGACGCCATTGAGCCTCGCGTTCTCTTTTAAGGGGTTCTGTTTCTTTAGCCTCTGTTCCTTCGACCAAGTTTTTTAATCGGTCTTGGAAACTCATCGCGGACACCTACAACCGCCACTACGATGTCTTCTCATAGTTGCTTCAGACATTTTGTAGCCTTCTTCGGCGCAGAGTTTTAATAAATCCACATGGCGGATTCGTTTATCGTTTAACGCAGTATTAAGTAATCCAGAAGTATCTTTATCTAGTAACTTTAGTATCTGTCCTACATAACATTCTGTTGGACCTAATTGTTTTGGATTAGCAATTAAATCCGAAAGTTTAGATTTAAGTGTGTTGGTTGTTGGCTTTACATCTCGAACACTTGAGCGAATACGGGACTGT